ACCACCAGTGGATACGGTCTTCTCAAGTTCCTTTTGAAGGAACTCAAAACTGTTCTGGGATTTACGCTTAAGATCTGCAAAAGACATAGGATTACCTCGGATTAAATAGGATTTGGTTTGTGTGACGCCTGATCACCTGATCATCATACCACGGGCAGAGGGCGGCGTCAACCCTCTGCCTCTAATTTTTCTTTCATGACATAAACTTTTTTTAATAAGTCATCAAACATGACCGTCAAACTTACATTTGGATTACCACCTAACATTACAGCAGCTTGTCTCATACTTTCTGTCATTTCTACTGCTTCTGGGTCATCACTAAGGGATAATCTTGTATTAAATATTTTTTGTTTTTCAATTAGTTGTTCTAAAACTTCAAAGTATTCTTTTTTCTTTTCTTTAGTCAGTACAGGAAAAGCAGCAGCACATTGAAAACAATATCTTTGTAGCTCCATTATCTCCTGTACTTCACCCCTCACCATTTCAGATTTAAAAAATTCAGACATATCAAACAAGCATCAGTTTGGCTCTAGAAGTTTTTTTCATGTAGTTAAGCTTTTGGGCATCATACTTAAGCTTATCCTTTAGCGGTTTAGAAATTAATTTAGGTACTGACTCTATTTCAATTTCATTTTTCTCACAATAATGTATGATAGCGTCAATATAATTCATCGAATATTCGACAGCAATCTTTTCCACATCCTGCGAGAATTTCGCAGCGGTCATAAATTTATCCTCCAATATTTCTAGCATTTTTATCTTTGTACTCTTGAATGTATTCTTGTAATCTAAACAAGTATTCTTTTTTAGGTGGTTGAATACTTACTTGGCAATCGCCATCTTCACATGAAACAATTGTAACTAATTTTTTAACTTTTATATTGTATAGCTCTTGAAGCATACAAGCGTAAGCACACTCTTGAACATAATAGTCATAAAGGTGCTCTTCTTTTTTTATTTTAGCGGAGGTTTTAAAATCTATGATGGATAGTTCACCATCAAACTCAGCAATACAATCAACTCTACCTGCCAGTTCTAATCTATCTGAATATAGAGCTGCTTCTTGAAGATATATGTTATTTATACGATTCAAAATTTGAATCGTAGAGTTGAACATAAGAACTGGAAGGGGAGTATCTTTATATTTTTCTAGATCTAAAATATTATTGAAGTAATCCTCAACAATTTTATGGTATCTAGTACCCCTACCAGCAGATCGTGTAGAAATTCGTTGGGCTTTTTCTTTACCAACTTTCCTTCTCCATTCAGCAAGAACTTTTTGCTTTCTACTATTAGATCCAATAACAGTTGTCACTGAAGGGTGCTTGAACCCTGTAGGTGTAACATAATATCTATTACCATCGATGGTAACTGTATCCATTTCAATGGGTTCAAGCAACCCAACATGATTAAACTGTTTCATTAGAATCCTAGATTAATTTTAGCAATGATATAAGATTTGATTAGACCTGAGCGAACAATGTCCTCCACACCAAATTCAATGAGTGAAACTTCTTTCATCTGTTGAAGAATACGTTGAAAATCAATGATTCCAGAACGTTCGTTACTACGCTGTAAATCCGATTGACTAGCATCACCACAGAAGATGATCTTTGTATCTTCACCAACACGAGTGATGATAGAATCTAGTTCATGGAAGTTCAAGTTTTGGCATTCGTCTACAATAACAATAGATTTATCGAGAGTAGTACCACGTAAGAAAGAAGTTGACCAGAAAGAAATAGTTTCTTGATGCTTGAGATTTTCATAAAGCATTTCAAATGAAGCATCATCTGGCATTTCAAACATATATTTTACCATATTCTTATATGGAATTTGGTAAAGAGAAGATTTATCTTCATGTGTACCAGGAAGGAATCCAATCTCTCTAGTAGCAACTAGAGAACGAACAACATATACTTTTTCATATGGTGTGTTCTCATCCAATACATCACGGAGAGCAAGGTACATAGCAACAAATGTTTTGCCAGTACCAGCAGCTCCATAAACAAATAAGTTTTGACCTTTACCGTACTCTTCAAACATAATACGTTGGTTTTGAGTCAACGGTTCAATGTCAAGAAGATAATCATAATTGATTGGCTTCCTTCTTTTAAATTGTTTGACACTCATACCATTAAGGTCTGGTTGATTTCTTTTTCTTGCTCTAGGCATATTACCACTCCACTTGTGATCCAGGTAGTTTTGACATTTTGTTCATGATTTCATTCCATCCAGGATGAGTTTTACCCATCTTGTTTCTCCAATCTCCAACTTCTCCAACAGCAGCAACACCAGCGTTCCAATCTTTATCCCACTCAGGATTATCTTTTCTCCACTGATCGTAATCTGTCATAGACATGTAGAGTTCTTTCTTTTCTCCAGTAACTTTATTAATAAGGGGGTATGTAGGCATTAGTTCCACTCCAAAGCTTCGGCACAAATAGGGAATTGTTCTACAAAGACTTGCTTACAAGCGTTAGCAATGTCCATGTGTTCTTTCTGGGTGCCATGAGCACTCCGTAGATCTATATAGTGGATCCAAGAACGAACAGATCCTGTCATGTATATACGAGTAGGTGTTGCTAGAGGAAGCACAAACCTAGCACATTCCTTTGCCACGCCTGCCTCAAGCATTCTCTTATAAAGATTATTGGCATGAGAAAAAAGTTCAGCAATTTCAGATTGAAACTTGAGTTTCACATAATCACCAAGATCATCAGTAGAATTCTGACGGTTCTTAGTATCTTGTTTACGAAGATCGGGAATGGGAATACGTTCCGTAATCAAGTTAGTATCAGCATAGCGTTGTGAAAACTCTTGAAATGTAAACGAACGGTGGCGCAGGATTTGAGCGGCAATGCCACGATTTGTTTCAATCTCTAAAGACATATGTGCCTGCTCAAATACTGACCAGTGCTGATGCTTGATACAATACTTGAGCAGACCAGCAACGTTAGGATTCTCCTGATTCTGTGGGTTGCTCACTCTCGCTATGTACCCCATCATCTGTTCCGCTTCTGGCGTCACTGAGATCAATCTTACTGGCATATTCATCTGTTCGTTGGAGAGCTTCGATTGGGTCATAGGTGTATCCAAATCCTTGGTATGCTTTTCTATCGTTAATAATTTGTTGACGTAGTTGTTTAATTTTATGCCTACGCTTTAAGATTTCTACATATTGATCGTAAGAATATCTTGGATCTTCTAGAGCTTTAGTTAAGAGTCGGGTTGCTTTTTTTAATGAAGACATGTTCCTCCACTAGATTTGTTTGTATTCTATCACACGACACACAAGATGTCAATAAAAAAGGGGGCGGTGCCCCCTGAAATTATTTAATTGAAGCTAGTTGTGCCTCTTTACGGCGCTGTTCTTTTTCAATTTGTTCTTTAATAAGTTGAAGAACATTGAGCTTACGCTCTTCGACGTTATACTTAACGCCACGATATGTTGCTGTTGTCATTAGGTATCTCCTTAGTTGTTTAGATTAAAGAGCGTTCCTTCAGTCAACTTTTGCGTCTATTTTACACTCTTTGGGAGAAACTTGTTTGAGTTCCCATATCAAATCATTCTTTTGCTGAGGAGAAATGTATTGCTTACTAATTCTCCCAGCAATTAGTTGTGCTTGTAGGCATGTAAGAATGAGTGTCTCCATAGATGAACGATCCGTTCCGAGTCGCTTACTTCCGTTCGCTATTCGGAAATAGCGAATGAACGTGTTTTATATATCTATTTAATTTTGTAACCTTTGATACTATCTGTCAACGTAATCTAAATTGAAGTCTTTAGCTTTAAGTTGCTCTATAATTATATCACATCCTACCTTGGGTTCACAATCCCCACAAGTAAAAATATCTGCTGCTGCTTTACCTTCTTCTGGCCAAGTGTGAATACTAATATGACTTTCCGAAAGTAAGCTAACAACAGTTACTCCCTGTGGATCAAACTTTTCGTAAATAGTTTGTAAAACATGGGCACCACTTGCTTCAGCAGCATTTTCAAGTAAGTCACAAAGAAAAAATTCATTATTCAATAATGAAAATGAACAACCATATAAGCTTAGCAAGTAATGTCTACCCATTCTTTCCATCAATTTACCTCTTTTTCTTTGTCTCGTCTTTATAGAACCATAGTTTAGGATTTACTCTTCCTTCTGATTGTTTAAATGATATTAAACCTTCACGATATTTATCCCAATAAAAATCAAAAATGTCTGTCTTTTTATTTGCTATCACAATATCGTAACAAATTCCTTCGGCACTATCCTTATACTTAACAATATATGCAGTATAAGGAAGACTTTTATCTTGTGCTAAATTCGGATCACAGTTTTGTTGTAAAATCTTAAGACTCAAGATCTATTCCCCCATGTAATTTGTGGGAAAGCTTCTTCTACACATGCTCGTGTAATTTTATACTTAGATTGTAATCCTTTATCTTTAATTAAAACTAGTAATTCTGCTTCTTCAGCATGTAATCCTTCAAGCATTTGAATAAAAAGATTTTCTCTCATCATTTGTTTGATGGAAGATCCTCCCTTAAAAAATACATAGAGTTTACGATATTCATGTTCCAATACAGTATGCTCTGTTCCTTTCGGAGCATCGTTTGGAGTATAAGGAACCTCTCCTTCTGGAAGCATAGATACAACAGAATCATCGTAGTTAGCAATAAGAATTGCTCTCAAAGCAGGAGTGTTGTATTCCTGAAGTAACTTAATTTTTTCTGCTTTTGTTTTAGCGTTGCTTACTTTTTGTAAGACTTCCGACAGTAGTAGTTTCATGGTTTAAAATTAATTTTATTACGGGGAAAACATGTTCCCATCAATGATGGTCACAAATCAATATTATTTATTAGTCTTCGTAATCTTCGTCATCTTCATTTTCAAATCTAACAGCCACAATTTCGTCGGGAATTAATTGACCATTCTCATCAAACATTTCTGGGTGTAACGGTTGTATTCTATTTTTATTAAGAAAAGAATAAACAATATCGTTACTAAACCAACCCAACATAAACCCGATAGCAAATGATCCGATGATTCCTATTCCAGAAAAGAATAGAATGTATGGTGTTGCTGTTTCCATTTTAATTCTCCCTTGATGGATTCTTATCCTCCCAAGTAAATTCAAATTTAATTTCAAATTTTCTTTTGAGGAAGATAAATTTTTTACTGATCTTTAAGCCAAATCTTTCTGGTTCTTTTTTTATCTTCCTCCTGAGCATAAGCTCAACACCTTTATTTATTTCTAAATTTTCATTCATTCTTGATTTTGCCTAGAAGTAACCAGTCCTCTTTCCACAAACAATTTAACAGTTTCCACCAACCCACCAATAGGTTGACCATCAATAATAACGAAAGGAAATCCACCAACATCAGGAAATTTTTCTTTAAATTCCTTCAATGTAAAATCTTTTCCCATCATATAAGAAGTGTGGGTAACCCCAGCACGCTCCATGAGCTGTCCGATTTTAATACAATGTCCACATCCATTGGTTTTATAAACAATAATTTCCATAAAAAAAGAGGGTCTTTACAGACCCTCATTATAGTTGTTTTCCTGATAAATGTCAATTATCAGGATTCCGAGTATCAACCAATAGCAGGTGCTGTAAGAGCAACAGGTGTCATATCAGCAGCAGCAAGATCGAGCGGGAAGTTGTGAGCATTCCTTTCGTGCATTACCTCAAATCCAAGGTTAGCACGGTTGAGAATGTCTGCCCAAGTGTTAATCACATGACCCTTGTTATCAAGCAACGACTGATTGAAGTTGAAACCATTCAGGTTAAAAGCCATGGTGCTAACACCAAGAGCAGCAAACCAGATACCTACAACAGGCCAAGCAGCGAGGAAGAAGTGAAGCGAACGTGAATTGTTGAAGGAGGCATACTGGAAGATAAGACGACCAAAGTAACCGTGAGCAGCAACAATATTATACGTTTCTTCTTCTTGACCAAACTTGTAACCATAGTTCTGTGACTCTACTTCCGTGGTTTCACGAACGAGGGAAGACG